GTAGGGGCAATCCCCTACTCATTATATGCGTATATTATCCTAGTGCCGCTATTTCACCTGTGTTTTTAATTCTTAATGGAATGTAAATAAATTCAATAGCCTTAACTGGTTCAATAGCTATGTCTAACCAAAGCTCATTTCTATCAATTCTTGCTGGCGTATTGTTTGATTCATCACAAACTACTAAGAAGTCATATAGTGCTCTTAAACCTACAAGTTCTAGTAACAGAGCATCAGCTGCTGCTTTAACTTGATCACGTGTGATCTTATCGTTTGGTTCAAACAAGTAAGGTCTTGCTAGTAGCTCTAGTTGTCCACGTAAGTAAACAATCAAACGTGCTACGTTTACACGATCTAGCGCACTTGCATTTCTTGCACGAGTTTTCTGACCAAACACAACTAAACCAGCACCACTTATAAACGTAATTGGGTTTATATTGTTGCTGTATAGTGTATCACGTTGTCCAGTGTTTAATGCAACACTTACAAATTCACCTTCGCTGTTAATGTAGCCTGAGCTTGTAGCGTTTGTAACACCGCCACGTCTTGTACCTGCTGGAGCAAACCAGGGGAACGCAACTTGGTCATTTAGTATGATTGTTCTTAGTGCCATATGGCTTGGAGGAACAACAACATTGTTACCTGCATTATCACTTGTAAAGCCCCAAGGATAATACATTGCCATATATTCATCACGGCTTACTGCACCATCATCGTTATCTTCAACTGCTAGGTTAACGTTAGTTGCCCATTCGTTTAGTGATGTAGCATCAGGCGTCAATCTTGCTGGTGTATCACCTACAACAAACGCTGTTAATCTGCGATCGTAGTTTAGAGTGATCATTTCACCTATTAGTTCTGGATAACCAGGTGTAGCAATTAAGTTAAACTGACGTGATTCTTCGTCACGTATTTCTTGGTTGCTATTGACTGTTGCCTGTAGGCCTTGAACAACTGACTTACGTTGTGCAAAACGTCCAAATGTGCCTGAACCGTCATCATTGTTTCCGGAATCAGTTACCCATCTGTGTGGGTAGTATGCTTCCATAGACTGATCTTCAAGGTCACCACTATTTCCAACAACCTGGAATCTTCCATTGTCTGCACTTGTATCAATGTAATTACGCTCAAAACGCTTTACATTGAATCCGCTTCTACGTGTGTTCCATAGCAGCATACCTTCTGGGTAAAGTGCTGGATCTGGAGCATCTGGATCTAAGTAATCACTGACTAGTAGTTCATCAATATCAGCTGCTGCTGAGTTAGAACCTGCATCTGACCAACGTGCATCTGAAAATAGTATTCCATTTTCTGTTGTTTGATCAGTTTTATCAATTAGAACCCATTGTAGTAAAGTCGCATTCCAACGGTATACATTGCCGTATTCTTCAATATCTGCTGTGCTTATCCAAAGATCGCCTTCAACAAGCGAGCTCACATCGTCTGTTTGGGTAGTAGGCGCAGTAGCACTTACAATTGGACCAGTAGCATTTGTGTCTGGATACACATTAAGGTATCCTCTCCAGCCGCCGCTGCCGTCGTGTACTAGCATATCAACTTCGTCAACTACAGAGCTATACCATAGTTCGCCATCTGCTGTTAGGCTTGCAGGCGCATCGTCGCTTGCTGTTGCTTCTAGCGGCTTCCAGTTTGAAAATACTAAATCATTTGCTGAATCGCCTGTAGGAGCAGTGTAAACATTTGCTTTTTTATTGTTGCCTGTTGCAACAAATCCTGCTAGACCTAGCAATCCGTCTGTATCAGCTGCTCTAATATCGCCACCTAATTTATGTTGGATGCTTACTTTGTTTGAAGCGTCAACCAAAGCGACAATGTTAGTAAATCCTGCTGCATTAATTGCTGCTGCTAGTTTATCTGCATCTGTACTTGCACCTAGTGTAATAAGTGTTATTGTTTTAGATGATCTTGTTAGACTTCCTGCTGTGGTTTCTTCTAAAGTAAATGAGTAAGTACCTGCTGTTAGATTAGTTGTGATTTTGTCACCTGTAACAACTGTTGCGCCGTTTGCTACTCTTTCATTTACTTGGAAATCTACTACTATAGGATTAGTTTCATTAATATTTGCATTTACATACAAATCTCCAGCTAGTAGATTTGACCCACCGCCGGCTTTATCTAAACCAAACAGTGCTGCTTCTGGTGATGCATACATCGGAGCATCAACGCTTGCCCATAATTGTGTATCACTGTTATACTTTTTAACACTGAAATCTGCACCGCCGTTTGGTTGTGTAGTTTTAATCCACAATGAACCTGTAGGTGCTTCAGCTGTTCCGCCATCTTTGTAAGCAGGAACACTTGTATGAGGAGCAATTGTAATTTTAGGTGCAGCATATGTACCTGTAATAATACCTAGTGCGCCGCCATCTTCTGAAGCAGTGTTTTCATCACCAACTAGTGCTCCGTCACCTGTTTCGATTACAACATCTACTCCGGTAGAATATATTTCTAATGCGCTATCAACTGCTGCTGCTGTTACACCTGCGATTCCTCTTGCATTAATGTCTGTAGCAAGCTGTGTAATTGTTGTACCAGTTGCAGTTACTTCTAAACCATTAATTATAATAGTATCGCTGAGTGCAATTGAAACTGGAGTTTTTGTACCTCTTACAACTGGCCAACTTGCTGACCATTGTGTAGATCCTACTCTTACCCAGTCACCTGCAGATCCTGCATTTGCAGTTCTTCCTGGTGTTTTATAAAACACTCTAAATTCAGTAGCAACGTCACCTGCATCAATTGTACCGTCTATAGCATAATCGCCTATTTGACCAATTGATGTTTTTGGTGCTGATGTATTTGAATCAATATCAGATGATTCAACTAAAACTGTTCTTGGTACTACAGAAAATGACTGTCCGCCTGTTGAAGTAACAGGTGCACCGTTCCATTCTAAGATACCAAAGCTAGTTGTTTGAGTGTCTATCCAAGCTGCACCATTTGCTGGCTCGCCGCCAGGTGCATCTGATTTTGCTGTTAGTTTTGCTAAGTCTAAATCAGCTCTTACAACGTATGCTCTATTAGATACGCCCAAAACTGAATAAGCTGCTTGTAGTCCGTACTCATTTAATTCACCTCCGTGAATCATATTGCCGTTTGCATCTGAGTAAAATAACGGATCTCCAAATGTTTCACCAAGCTCTCTTTGGCTGGTGATTAAATATGGTTTACCAGCGTTTGCTTTGGTTGTACCTGCTGCAATTCCTGCGCCACTGCTTGAAGTTTTATTCGTAGCAGTTGCAACAAAAATCATAGGTACCGTACCAGCTGCGGCCGGAGTGTAGAATGATTCGTCAATTACATTGACTTCTACGCCTGGTGATACTAATGCCATTTTCTTTTCTCCTATCAAAATGATATTGTTCTATATGTTGTATTTAGTAATTTGCAAACATTTCACCAGGTAATTGCACCAAAAAAAGGGACCGAAAAGGTGAGGTAAATACAATATGAGGCCATTATGCAAATGCGGACAACGTCCTGCTGCAATAAATTACAAAAAAGATAATAAAACATATTATCGCAGTCTTTGCGAAACTTGCTTACGTAAGGGAATAGGTCACGGCATACCAAAATGGCAGCAACGAGGTTATGAAAAAAAAGATACTTGTGAAAAATGCGGACACACAAGTAAACACCAAGAACAGTTTAATGTATATCATATAGACGGAGATTTAAATAATTGCCGTCCTAATAATTTAAAAACAATATGTGCTAATTGTCAAAGGGTAATGCAAAAAGAAGGTTCACGTTGGAAGCAGGGAGACCTTACGCCCGACTTTTAGATTTTCAATCAGTTGGTATGTATTAAACATAAGTGCGTTTATTGTGCCATTATTATCAATTGTAAAATCAGACATCCATTGTTCTAAACTCATACTATCTTTAGGTTCTGGAGGCAAATGATCACTTCTATCTACCCAAATACAATAATCAAATACATTTGTATTTTTCATTGCAAAGAATTCACGCTTATTTCTCAGTCCGCAATAAATGTCGTGTTCTTTAAATATTTCTCGACCTAGACGAGCTCCGTCGCCTTTATTAAAATCACAGATAGCATCATACCATTC